CCACCCAGTTTACTGAGCGGACGGAGGCCAAAGCTTCCGTTAGTATTAGCCATTTCTCTTGCTCCTTAAAGCAATGGGGTTAAAACAGTAGTCCCTTTAGATCATTCGACCTTGGGACCTCCAAATGTAACACGCGATTGGCGTTCAGGTTTCTGAATTGCCATCGAATGATGCTGGGTCTCTTTCAGAAGGTCATTGTCTACAGCCTGCATCGCATCTTCGCTCATTTTATCAAAGTACGACTTACGCTCGGCAACGATTTCTACTGGAATACGAGCCAGCAACAAACCGCCCACACCAAATACTCCTTCGTATCGGCCACTGTCTAAGGTAGGTGCTTCAAAATCCGGGTACTCTTCTTTCCGTACCAACTCCCACCCTTCTCTCATACGAGCGGAGATGTTTTTACGGTCGTCAAAGCCTCGAACTTCGGAGCGAATCCACCTGTGGACATAGCCTTGTGGCGGGTCGGGGGCATCCAATAAGGATGGGGGTTTCCAAGGTTGCCTACGGGGTTTTGCCGTTCGGGTCTTAGAAGCGCGAGGAGCCCGATCTATTTTCTCTTCAGACATCACATTCTCCTAACGTTTGTGTTTCGCGTACTGATCCAGAGGAACCCCGAGTTTTTTCGCTATCGCAACTTCACTTGGGGATAACCGTACTGTTTTGCGCCCAGTAGAACCGGAGCGAGTGGCAGAAGCTACAGACTGTTGCGGTCTTCGGCTTTCTGTATGCGAAGCAGTCCCATCAAACTTATGGGGAAAAGCTTCGCGAAGTCTTGCGTCTACTTCATCGTAGTACGATGGAGACTCTGTGTCAAAACCTTCTTCTTCGACAAGTTTTTTGTGGATTCCAAAAGCAGCGAAAGTCATAGCCTCATCTTCACCAAACCAATCGTTGCGACTAGCCCACGCTTCTGCTTTTGGATCCGCTCTAACAGGAGCAGTTGGTACCGGCGGGGCTTGCTGGGCTTGCTGCATTTGCTGGGCTTGCTGGGCTTGCTGTTGCTTGGCCGTTCTAACTCGTTCTTCCTCAATAGCCATTTGCGCTAGTTTTCTATTAAGGTCTACTTGAGCAGAGGTGTCGTTGGTGGCAATAGCTGTTTCTAAATCCCGAGACAAAGAATCGGTTTGACTAGCTACTCTGTCGCCGTACTCTTCAACATACCCTTGATCCAAACTTTGGACCCGGTCTTTTAAAGAAGAGTTTTCGGCTTGGACGCTTTTAGCGTAGTGAATAGCGGCTTGTTGCTGCCTTTCGGCTTCCCGAGCTTTCTTGGTAAGCTTGTCTATTCGTTTTTTAACACTCTTACTGTAGTTTTCGTGTTCCTCTTCAGAGGATTCTACCTCTACAACACCGTCGTCAGAAGAATCCTCTTCCACCTCGTCGCTTATCTCTACGTCTATCTCTTTCCCAGAGTTTGAAATGTCTACTGTTAAGTCGTCTTCTTTAGATTCTGGCATGGCTAGTCTCCATGTTAATAATGCAGGATATCATCCGGATCCTGTATAACGGCTATGACTTCATCGTCATTTAAAATACGGACTTCGCCTCCGTCAATTTTAAAGCGGGCACCCGCATATCGACCAAAAATAATCCAATCTCCGTTCTGGCACCACGCTCCACTAGGAAATTTAACCTTGTCATCATAAGCCAGGGGGCCTGTCTTTAAAACGTAACCACAGACAGTAGCTACAGATTCTCTGTCTATAACAGAATCAGGTAGTATTACACCACCTTCTGTCTTTCCCTTTCCCGCGTAGGGAAGGATTAAAAGACGCCATCCCGTCGGGTCTGGAAGACGACCAAGAGTTTCGTCTGCTATTTTAGTGGGGTCCAGTACTCGTTCTTCGGGTTTGACGTATGCTTTCTCAATAGAGACGATGTTATCTACTTCAGATTGTTCTGACATTAATCCGCCTTTTCTAAGATTTCTCTTAACTCCTGTCCTATATAATCTAAAGATTCAATGTTGCCAACAAGTTGTTTGTATTCTTCAAAGTTTTTTGCGGTTCCTCCCGAAAGAGAATCTGCTATGCGGGTACGCCTCTCTTCAATAGACTTTAAAAGATGCTCCGCCAGATATATTCCGTCCATAGACAGTCCTTAATCAAAAGTTATTTTACTACGCACCTTGTTTTCTTATTGGGACTTGTAACTCCTCGTCCTCGAACAGCAAAACCTCCCGTAGAAGCGCGAACGACAGCCGCTTTTGTATTCTTTACAACGGTTTTCTTGCTTTGTTTCTTCTTTCGTGCGGTGGCTGCACGTTCTTTTTTAGATAAACTATTGGCTTTTGCCCGGGGTAAACAACGATCAGGGTTCTTTTTGTCTTTAGACGTGCCACATTTGCCCTTAATAGAACCGTCAGACCCAATTCTCACCCAATCTTGCTTTACCCAATCTTTTAAGGCCCCCATTACTCACCCTTTTCTCTTGTTAAGAATAGATTTAAGAGTTTTAGCTTGCTTTAAATGCGACTTAGAAGCTTTTTTAAGACCTCTAACAACTTTTTTTAGTTTTGAGGTGTTTTGTTTAGAAACCATGATTACTTCCCTTTTGATTTTTTGGCATAATTCGGATCTTTGCAGTATTTTGAAGCTGCCATGTTGGCATATGCCGACGGGTACGTGTCAAAGGTTCTTTTTGCCCAAGCCTTGCCTTTAGGACAGATTTTACTGCCCTTACTCTTGGAACTAGCTTCTCCACCTTTTCTATAATAAGAAAGCTTACCTATTTTTGGCATTTTTCTTCTTCTCCCTGCTCTTACTGTACAGATTATCAAAAGTTACGGAAGGATCCATGTAACTCTCATCTGATTCTGCGTTGTGCATCCACTGACTAGGCTTGAAATCAGGTGCTCCGGCTCCTGTTTCCCAAAGCGCGGGGCTTGTCGTTCTAACCCTGTTGTTTGGTAACGCTATAATGTTCCCGGTCCACTCTCCAGCATCCGTCAGTTCAATGACATGGCTTTGTTTGTGCTGGGCTGGGTCGTCGGCTATGGAAGATTCGGTATAATCAACAGTAAACATGTATTTTCCGGTAAAAAAATCACCGTCTATCTTGCATATCCAAGGACTGGAACTTGTCCGATCATACTGTATCACGGAATGATGGTGTGAGCTACAATCCCAGGGCTGAACATGGTGAGCAACCATCCTTCTAGGCCAATCTTCCAGTGGAGTATCTGCTACCAAGGCACTTATGGGCATTCTTGCCCACATAGCACCTCCGTGTACGTTTTCTTGATCCGAGTTGTCACTTTCACAACCAGTAAAAATCACCTGAAAGCTTAAAGAACGATCTGGAACGGTGGTCACAGCAATAGCCATAGCATGGAGAAATTCTCCATGGTACTTTTCGTGGTTATGCGTAAACTCTTTTCGCACCCAGCAATGAAAATGCGGGATGTTGCTTTGCAGATACGGCATTAGGACTTTTTCTTAACCGCTCCACCCTTGGCGTAACCTTTCTTCTTCATCATGCCGCCGCCTTTCTTCTTGACGACTCCACCCTTGGCGTAACCTTTCTTCTTCATCATGCCGCCACCCCTTTTCTTGACGACGCCACCTTTAGAGTAACCTTTTTTGTTCATGGGTTTCTTCATAACTTTTCTCCTTTAACATTTCCAACGTCTACGAGCTTGCCGGATTCTTGAATTAGGATCATTCCTAGTTTTAGCAGAACTCCTCTTTAACTGCCCTAGTGACCTAGCGCAATAACTCTTGCGTCGTTTTGCTGCCGCGCTTCCTTTTTTAACTTTACCTGTAACGGCTGTTTTTAATTTAGAGCCGGGATTTGCTTTGCGGTAAGCTTTTACTCCAGTAGGAGTCATACCCGCACCTTTAGAAGTAGGTCGGTAATTAGCACCTTTTCCCGTAGTCGTCTTGCGAATAGCTTTTGCTCTTTTAGTAGCCACTGGTCAACAGCTTTCTGTGGGTTGTTCTTTAGATCTTGGTGGCCCCGCGTTACGTCGAAAAACTATACCTTGTTTCTTCTTCTTTATAAACTGTTTTGTCACCGCTATAAGATTTTTCTTGTGTTAACCTGTAAATGCCCATATAAAGATTCTCGATACTTAAAACTAAAGATTTGGAGATTTGAAATGCCGCAGGTAGACTTTGAGTACGAGACAGCGGAAGGTATTGTCCTTCATGTAACCGCCGACATTACACTAGGCCGTTCTGGGCGCGGTCCTGATCTAAACGGTCCTGGAGAACCCGCCGAAGATCCAACAATTGAAATTTCTAAGGTTGAGGTTAGGGAATTTGAACAAGCCCTTGAAGAACTAGAAGGCGCAGCTTGGGTGCGACACGAGGGAGACATTTAATGTATTACGTTACTTTGTACCAAGATACAATCAGAGGCCGTGTCTGCACTGGTAAAGGTGGTTTTTCAGACTACTTAGGGGCAATGGCAAAACGGTGGCGAGTAGTTGCAGAGCAGCCATACTGCAAAGTTACTGTTGAGAAAATACACGAAGTTGGCTTAGATTTATAAAATTGTTACGCTTTTAGGTTACTTCCCTAGCCGACACGGCTGTAACCTACCCCGCATCGTCGCCTGACGGCCTTCAGGTTCCGGTGCGGGGATGAATTTAGGAGAGAAGTAATGATCTCTAGCATCATTTGTCTGGCAACGATGATCTACTTTGAGGCGAGGGACCAGCCCCTTATCGGTCAGCTTGCCGTTGGTCAAGTTGCTATGAACAGAATAGAAGATGATCGTTACCCCGACAATATGTGTGATGTTATCACTCAAGGAAAAATTGATAATCCCCTGAATGCCCCAGTTCTTAGGGACCAATGTCAATTCAGTTTTTACTGTGATGGTAAGAGTGACCAGCCACAGGACGAGGCAGCGTTTCGTATCGCTGCTAAACTTGCTACTGGTATAGTTAGAAAAGATTGGATCGACCCGACTGAAGGATCCACACATTATCATTCTGTTGATGTAAATCCATCTTGGGCAAAAACAATGACGAGAGAAGTCAGAATCGAAGACCACATATTTTACAGGCAAGAGAAACCAGATGATCCACCAGATGAACAGCATAAGACAATTACACGCTCGTATCTCGGCACTTGAACGGGAAATGAGAGACTTGAAACTGGACATTGTAGATTTAAAATTTGACATTGAAACAAGCGACAAGACAATCTTGCAACACAGTTCGTTCCGACAGTCGCGCAATAAATTAGAAAAGGGGAGTTAAATGAAAAAGCAAGGTTTTCAGCCAACAAGTTCAAAACTAGGTGGTTTAAAAGCTCAGAAGATTAACAGAGGTTGGCCCGACCACATTAAAAATGACGAGAAACGAGAAGAACATTTTGAAAAAGTTATGAAAGGCCAGCGTTTCGATGGTCTGAATGAGGTTACGTTTAAAACACCCCCGAGCACGTTGTTGTCTTGGAATGCATTGCAAAAACTAAAACGGACATGACGAATGGATTACAATACTTGGTCAACAAAGAATTTAATTCTTAAAATAGAAGCCTTAAACACGCAAATTGTAGAATTAATATGGAGAAATAAAGTACTTGAAGACCAGACTGAGAACTTGAAGTGGGACCGGGACAGTGCTCAACGGACAATTCGGAAGTTGAGAGACCAGTTGCAAGAGCTTATGGAGTAATTTTAATTTTTTCCACTAATCTTGTGATCTAACATCCTATCGTCTCCAACAACTCGTCGTAGTTCATGGTTGCTAATTTTAGAGGACGGGATGTATTGCCAAGTCCTACCAAACTCACCGTTTCGCTCAAAGATCGTCTCTCGCAGGCCAATATGAATTATTACTACTTTCTCGCCGTCCAGTATGCAGGTTTCCATCGGCTCAAAACCGGGTGTAGTCTTCCATTTCCAAGCAGCTATAAGGTCTGAAGCCCAATCACGTATAGCCAAGCCAACGGTTACTGTGATAATGAACCCGACCCAGGCTACCCAGCCGCTTGGTAATTCTATTTCAGGCATTTACATACTTTTAATAACAAGACCAATAAGGAGCAGTATAATAGCACTAGTAGTAGACATTATAATAAGCTCAAGTCTTTTAAGTCGTGCATTAACCGCACTAAACTGCAACTGAATATTTTTACTGCGCTCTTCACATACACGTTCGTGAGCTTGCAAACTGATATCTTTTTCTTCCATTAGTCAATTAAACTCCGCAATGATTCAATAACATACCCAGCATCACTAGGCCATTTGGCTTCTGATCGTTTAATAGCGTCGTCCATACTAGTCGCATACAGTTCGTGAAGGATCATGCTCTCATATTTGAGTGGAATAAACCCAACATAGTCTTCACCAGAACGTACAGTGTCTCGGACAATCTCATTAAACACTGCGACTTCATACTTCATGTCAACACGCCGGGCCAGTGCAACGATTTACGTAAATAATGTATGCCGGAATAGCTATAAGCAAAAGCAACGCTATTACCTTTGCAGTTTCTTTTGTCCAGTAAACATAGCGAGCTTTTTTGGCTCTGGCCCTTCCTTCTGCTGATTTAATGCGTTTCTGTCGGGCTTCTACTCGCTTGGCCCTTTCTGCTTTAATCAGTTCAAACGTGCCGTATCCAAACTTAGCGTCAAGATCGATAGCAAGATTTTTAAGAGCTACCTCATTGTTCTTCTGAGCTATAATATCCGTAGCAACAACGCTAATTGATGTTTCATCTACGTTGGGATCAATTTTACGTTTTTGAACTTTTTCAGTATGGCTGAACAAGTTATCAATAGAACCCGCTATTTCCTTAATGTCCGTGGCAGATTCTAGTAACTTCTTAGCACCGGCTATGGCAACTCCTATGGTAATTGGGTCCATACATCCACCTATTTCTTACTTTGCAAACTTCTATCGCCGAACCACCACGTTACTGCGCTACTTGTCATAAACAAAACGCTGTCTATAACCCCAGCTTTCATTGCAAAGTCGTCAGCCGTAACATAAATTCCTCCGACGAGGATGAGAAGAAACCCTGTGAGTACAGGACGTACCAAACGAAGAACATCCACAACCCAACGATGGGGCTTGCCCACCGAATTGTCGTGCGAATAGGATGCTTCTCGAAGACTTGCGGACGTTTCAGCGTTGACAAGAGCTAGTTCGTTTTCAGTCTCAGCCGTCGTCAGAGCAGCCTGTCGATCTAGCAGCTTCAACTCTTGCTCGTATTCCAGAGCTTTGTCTTTCCTCTTTTGCCCCGCCTCGAACAGTCCTATTGCCTTGCTGGCGAGACTTCCGATTAACCCGAACCCCCCACCCGTCAAGGCCGATGCGATCATACCGAACATTTTTTACTCCTTTACCACTTGCCCCAGCGTCTGCCCTTGCGGGTATCGACGTGGAGGAATGTTTTGTACTTACCAAAGCTGCCGAACCCTGCGGCTTTGCATTGCGCGAAGAGGTCTTCTCTGTCGTGTCCTCGCAAGGATATATCGAAAGCCATTCCAAGTTTATGTACTGATTTAGGCGCTCCACCGATTTTTGCATTGTGGACCGGGCTTCTGTAAGCCGACGTAATACGAAACGACTTGTCAGCCAAAATCCTTGCTCGCACAAGAACATCCAACGCACTAGGAACGATAAGCAAGCTGTCCGAACCCTTACAAGCAATTTCGCTAGGTTTGAAATATGGTCCCCAAATCCAATCATATTCTGCCTCCTCGTAATGGTCGTACAGCATGATTTATCTAACAGATCTTGAACGTTCCGCCACGAATAGCGGCTCCCATTCCGCGATTTTCACCCGAAACAACGGATCCTTTTTCAACGTTCGGAGTTTTTTCTTCTTTTCCGTCGTTGTAAGGAACGTAACCCTGATCCTTAATTTCAATACCTTTTTTCGTAGCTTCTTTAGACGACTTACCCATAACCTTCTCCTACTTACCTTGTTGTTTCATAATCTCTCGTTCACGGGCCGCTTGTATTCTAGCCGCCACTATACCTTCTTGAGAGTCTATTCGAGCAGCACCTAACTGTGCGTTATTCTGCGCTTTCTGTTGGTCCAAAGACAAGCGAGCCTGATCTATCTGGTTTTCTGCGGCGTCTTGCTGCGCTCGAAGCTCCAGGTCCTGCTGCTTAAGAGCAATAATAGGGTCCGGTGCCCCACCACCACTTATTTGAGTGCTCATAGACTTAACTTCTTGCATTCCTTTAGCAACAAGATCAGCGACCATTGATTCAATGTCCAACGCCTGCTGCTCAGTTGGAGGCTGCCCTTGAAGTTCCTGTCCTGCCTGAAGCGCAACTTGTTCTTTGGCCTTTATAGAAACATGCTCCATCACATGTTTTTGCAGAGCCATAGCTACCGCTGGCATCTGAGACACCATAGGAGAAGAACCAAAAATAAGGTGCGCCATTATGTGTGCGTCGTGATTTTGACCTTGAAAAACAGTCAGGGGCAAGTTTTCTAAAGATTCCGAGTTTTCCACCGCAGGGTCTTTAGGAGCAGGCTCTCCCTGTTCTACAGGTTTTAATATGGAATCTACCTCGTTAACACCTACCGCCGTATACATGCGACGGTACGCTTCGTACATATTGTGAAGTTCCGGAGCGGACTGAGCAAGTTGAAGCTCCGTTTGCGCGAGCGTAACCCTCTGGGCCAAAGAGAAAATGTTGGGGTCAGATACCGGAAGTATATCAACCCTATCATCGAAATCCTCCGCTTTTACAGTTCGTTCAGCACCTACAACGTTATACGGGTATTCCGGAGGCAGGTACTCTCCAAATACACTTGCAAGAAGTTCAAACTCATCTTTTTGAGCATAGTGAAGGCGTTTGTGTATTGCAGACATCACCTTCGCGCCCTGCTCCAACATGGCAATGGTTGTTCCAACCGCCGCCTGTTGGTTGCCGTCTCCTACTTGAAGATTAGAAACCGCAGCAAACCGCTGACCTGCCTCCACACAAAAACCCATCAACTGAAACAATGTTTGATCAGCACCCTTGTAAGGAAGCAACATTAACGAGTCCCGGATAGAACCACCGGGGGCATCTACATCCCTAAACTCACCGGGAGATAAAGGCTCGTCATCATTCCGTATGCGAAGACCGCGACTTTTAAATCCTGCTGGAAGGTTAGAAAGCGTTCCAGCATCAATAAGCTGGCGAAGAGCCGCCGTAGCTGTACGGCTTAATCCACCAATCATATGTATTAAACCAAGGCCGTAAAACCCAAACCCCGGAAGAAACTTGAAATGAACAAAATATTGTTTCTTTTTTCTGCGAGAATCATCCGGGTTATAGTTTCTTCGTATACTAAGAAGTTTTCCGTTGTTTTCCGCTACGGTAACCACATAAGGGAGCTTAATACCGGTAGGCTCCCCGTCATCTCCGGAATCCTCATAGCCTTCAAGATCTAAATCTACGTGACATTCTAGAAGTGTGACTTCTTGATCCAAATGAGTGGGGGATACACCAGATATTTCATCCATCTCTTCCTTGACCTCAGAAGGATCTGATTGAGACGCCGATACTTCTATGTCGGAATAAAACCCAGCAACCTGTTTCTTTCGTAGTTCGTTCTCACTGATCTGGATTACATGAGTAACATTCTCTGCGGTCTCCAGGTCCGTAGCTGTGTAAGGAACAACCAACTGCTCGGCAGGAACAAACTTGCTTACGGCCCTCTCTAGAAACTCGTCGTAATAAACTTTCTTAAAGGTAGAACCAGACAAAGGTAGATAAAACAACATCTGATCAAATTCAGGTGTGTACTCTTTCATCACACTTGTAATCTGGTAATTCATAAAATGTCGAACCCGCTCAGATTGGTTTTCTAGCTCCGGAGTAACTTTGCCTAACACCTCCGTGCGAACAGGACCTCCAGCAGGAAGTAACTCTCCAAAAGCTTGCGCCTGAAACTGGGTCACAGCCTCCGCAAGAAGAGGATGTGTTACGCCGGTAGCACCACGAAAGGGCTCTGTTCGGTCTTCGTACCGGAAGCCAAGAAGCTCTAACCCCGTTCGATAAGCTTCCTGCCAGTCTTTCCGACTCTCTTTGTTTGCCTCGTACTGTTCCACAAGTTCAGACGAGACCAAAGATGCTACGCGGTCGTCGATGTCATCAGCAAGGTTGGCGTAGAAGTCACCAGTGTCCGGTGACTCCATGCGCGGATCGAAGTCCACTACCACACTGCCGTCTTCTTCTAATTCAATATTTAAACCCGGAGCTTCTATAGTGGTAGAGTCATCTAGCTCTACTTCCGCAGGAGCACCCTCTTCTAAATCTACAGAAGGTATCTCATTGCGTCGCTCTACAAGAGAGGCCGTTCCAAAGTTACTGCGGGGAAGAGGGTTCTTCGCCATCCTAGTAACCTCTTAAAGACATGATACCGCCGCCCGCTCTTTTTTCTGGGTAATATGGTTGGTTACTTTCCCTTGTTTCTGGAGGGTAGTAGTCAGTGGGGGCTTCTTGCAATTCCCGAACACGGTCAGCCATACGGTTAAGTTCACTTGAAGAACTACGTCCCGCTAAAGCATCGCTCAATGCAATGTTGTTGGCTGTTATAACACCATCCATTCCGCGCGTTGTATCGTTTTGTCTACCAGACTTACTGTCAACAACTGCAATAGGAAGGGACGTTAATTCTCTCAACAGAGGACTGTTTGGCACGTACGGCATCGGCTGTGGCATCGGCTGAAGTTGTGCGTCTAGTTTGAGAGCACTCCGGACCATGTTAAATTGTGAGTCCGGAATTGCAGCCGCCATTTCAAGGCCGGTACGGTTCCCACGTATGAAGTTACTAACTTGTTCATCGGTACCGCCTTGCATAAGCGCATAAAGATCATTGGCTAGTTTGACCATATCAGCATCGCCACCCTCTTGCATTCCGATAGGACGGAAGCCCATGGACCCGCCACCGCGCATCCCCATAGCCTGTGCATACTGCTGTGCTGCCGCCATACCTTCTGGCGTATACGGAAATTCTCGTCCCATTACATTAGGCATTGCATTTGATCCTCTTTTGTGAATTTATATTTTTTACTGTACTCGTATTTACGTTAACGGGAAAGACTTCTTTGCCAAGTGTTAAAACCGCATCTTAAAGTTAATAAGAGCTTGCGCGGCACTTTCTCCACCAATCGGATTATTGTAGGAACCCGTTGCCCGTAGGTTTCCACCAAGCCCAAAAGGATTTCGGACGTTATAAGAGCCTCCAAGTGAACTCTCCGTGCCAACACCGCGAACGTCTGTAAGATTTCCACCAACACTTAAAGTGCCCGGACCCACTTCTCCTTCAAAACCAGCACCAAAACGAGTCACGTTTGGAGACTGGCCCATGGGCCGTGTATCCTCAAACTTTGACTTTGGGCCACGTCTCGTTCCGAACTCTCGCGAAAGGTTCAGGTTTAACGGACCAATGCCCACGGAACCTCCCAACGTGTCCGTCTTACTGTCAGAACGAGTGGTGTCAAAATACTTAACATACTCCTCGGGGATTACATCCTGACTAGACGTTTTGCGATCTGCGTAAAGCTTTACAGGGCCAAAGCCTGCATTTACACCAAAAGACTTGTTTTGTAAGTCCTGATTACCGGGCTGCATAGACTGCCGATAGTATCCTGTCAAAGGACCAAACTGTGCCTCTCCGGTGTCTGTGGTTTTCAATCCCAGTTCACCCTGCTCACCCTGCTCAAACTTCTTGGCTAACTTGAACATGTCGTTGCCAAAAGAAACCGAAGCTGTGTTAGGACCTTCAAAACTTTTAGAACCCTTAACTGCAACTTCAAGGTCTTCTGGATCTATCGGGACAATCGCGGCACCCGCCGCAATACCTTCTGGACTACCTTCTAGTCTTGCCTGACCGCTGTATGTAGGCGACGTGAAAAGTAAATACTGCGATGTCGTCATGCCTAAGTTAGCCAGGTCCGGTTTTTTTGGTTGCTGTGCCATTAAAAGATACTCACCGGGCGGTATCCTTCGGAGAACTCGCGAGCAAGGTCTGCGACCGGCGTAGATACTTGGGATCTAGACGATGCTAACCGCTCTCCGGGTCCAGGTGCCGGTCCGGGGTCAAACCTATCTGTAAAATCACTAACGTTAAAATCACTAACGTCGGTTGCAAAATCACTAACGTTGGCTACAAGATCATCAGCTAAATCACCAAGATCATCAGCCACATTTGTATCTGGATCCGAAAGATAATCAGCAACCATTCCTGGGCTAACGCTAAGACCCTTAGGAGTTGCTGCCACCTGTGGTCCATATTGCCCGACAACAGGAAGACCAAAGTACAAACCGGGTTCGCGGACTTCTTGGGAGAGCATACTTTTTCCATCGAAGTCAGGGTCAAAACCCGGTACTAAACCGCCCAATAAAGTTTCAATTCCGGAGGACAAAGCGTTGAAGAAACCAAAGCTTCTTCCGGGAGGTGCCGCCGTTGCCGCAGCCTCTGCTTTTTGCACTTCGGCTTTATGCTCTTCGAAAGATCTAGCTATCTCTCGAGCCCTCTCCGCCTCAGAATCCGCCATAGCTTTATTTCTACTGTCACCCCCTGAAACAGACGGTCCTCCAGCCATTTCACCACGGCCACCGGCCCCCATGGCATCCGGCCCAGAAGCGTCGTAAAATTCTCTCAGCCCCGTGTTAGGGTTTACAGAACCGGAACCGCCCAGATTTTTTAGAAGATTTGCTTCTCTTGGGTTAATGTGCGCGAGGATGGTGTCTCCGTTTCTGCCCTGCTCTGCTAAACTATTATAACTGCGGGGAGACATAGACATGAGATACTCAGCCGCTGTCATGTTCGTCAGGTTTGGTTGTTTCAATCCATAAGACATTTCTCTACCTCTGGCTCTTCATTAGGTTTTCTGGTTCAGCCATAGTAACTCCGGATATGAGTAGACTCCTCCGTGGTGTCTACCCAGTCGTCGTTTGGAAGTTGCACAAAATTACCCTGACGGTAGCGCATCAAAGCTTGCGTGGTGCTATCTACAAGGTCATCGTAGTCGCCATTCGGAAATGCAGCGCACTCTTCAATAACCTCGTCGGCCCAACGTTCGTCCGGTGCCCATATCATCCCACTCTCAAAAAGTGGCGATACGGAATGAACCCGCGTTAGCTTATCGTTTCCTTTGCTTGGTGTAAAGTTAACAACAGGTATTCCCAATTGTCTCAGTTCCTGAGTGAGCGGGGTCCCTGAAGCCTTGGCCTCAACAATAACCGTCTCAGGCTCCCAGAAGTTATATTGATCCAAAGCCTGCGTCTTCAGTTCCGGAAAATCCCAACGACCCTTCTTTGAATCCAAAAGAATTAAATTAGCCGGTCCGTCCTGTTTTGGATAAAATACCCCCCACGTCGTAATTGCAGAGTAATCCGCAGTCGTTGCCTTGCTAAATGCCGTATCATAACTTTGAATTACATATTCAAGCTGGGGAACCTCGTCCTCTTTCCAACGCTGCCACCACTCCTTCTTGATAATAGCACCTTCCGCCGACGTGGGATTTTGCTGCCACTGAGCATTCCACTTGGCAGTGGACAACGAAGCGCGAACACCCTCAAGCTCCTCCGTCTTCCAATACTCAGGCCAACACGCCTTGCCACTGGGCATAATAGCAGGGAACTCTACAACCTCCCACTTGTCCGCGTGTTCATCATACCCCTGGGCCTTGATTACTTTCTCGGTAAGATCCTTCAAAGACCACCGCGTCATAACAATAACAATCGCACCCCCAGGCTGTAAACGCTGCCGGGGACCCGACGTGTACCACTCATACGCATGTTCCATCGCCGTCTCGGAAAGTGCATCCTGCTCCGAATGAGGATCGTCAATAATTAACAAGTCAGCACCGCGACCGGTAATCGCACCACCTACACCCGCAGCAAAATACTCGCCACCATGGTTCGTGGACCATCGACCAGCAGCCTTGCTGTCAGACTGTAGGTCTACAGAATCAAATATATTTTGGTACTCGGTTGTTGCAAT